TTTCTCTTATTTCCTTCCAGTCCTCAGCTTCACCTGCCAGTATCAAAAACTTTTCCTCTGTGTTATCCTTGTCTTTGGCCTTCCATTCTGAAAAATCCTTAGCTCCTGGCAACCTCAAGACATTGATGTTCCTGGCAATACCTTGAAGGCTGGTAGCAACCTGTAATAAATGCCTCTCTCCTTCCTCATCATTATCCGGTATGATTATAACGTCTCTTCCGGAAAGAAAGGGGTTATATTCCTTCTCCTGGCTCTTCCATTTCTCTGCACCCATAGGGCAGCAGGTAGCGGTCAAGCCCCACTCTCTCAGATTGTCAACGTCCTTCTCACCTTCACAGATAAATACAGGATCTTCACCCTTTATCAACTCAGGCAGCCGGTAAAGCACCCGCCTGGTATCCTTCAGATTCCAGATATACTCTCCTGCTCCGTCTGGCCTGCGCTGTCTGAACGCCTTTGGTGTGAACCGGACACACTCAAAAAGCAGCTCTTCTTTTTCGTTTTTGTATTCGTAAATCTGTAATATGCTGCTCTTCGCTGGTGTCCTTTCCCTTCGCTTCTCTTGGTAATCTCGGTAATCTTTCTTCACTTTCAATCATCCCCTTAGTTTTGCCAGGGCGAGGAGGAAACTAAGGAGTATGAACCCCCCCACCCCAGCTATATTTGTCAATTATTGCATAACTGCAAGCTCGATAAATCCAAAGGATTCCCTCAAATTTCTCTTCTGGTATATCGGCTATTTCTTGCCAGCGTGAGGATTGACTTTTGTTTATACCCAAATCTTTTAATTTCGGAGGTGACGTGGTCGCATCTTGCAACCGCGTTGCTGCTAGGCTTCCTCTGCTGAACTCCTGGGGCTGTTAACGCAGCCCCTTTTCCTTTTAAGCTCCCCTGGGCTAGTCAAAACCAGCCCAGAGGGTAATAATCAAGGGAGCTAGGAGATGAAGCAAAACCCCCTTGAAAAACTTAAATTCCGTCCAATATCACAAAGGGAGATACTTCCGTTGATCCGTCCAGTAAAGTTATCACGTCTGAAGGTGCTGGCTGTCCATCTGTTCTGACGATAGCCCGCCATTGTGTGATGTCCTCCGAAAATTGTGCGTGAATTGAGGACTCTATCCGAACCTCTTTTCTCATTCCGATTATGTAATACCTGAAATTATACAATCCCAGGCACCCGGCTGTGCCAAGCGCAGGGACTTTTTCAGATACTAGCAACTCCTTGCCTAGTATATAGAATTTACCATTATCCTCTTTCAAGACTGGCACGTGAGAACCCCCAGTCCCTACAGGGTAGGAAAGGGTCATAAGCTGTGGTAAGCAAGTGTTGTGACATACCCAAACTGCTTCTTTCCAGGCTGCTGGTAAAAGCTGGGCATACATATTTACCACGTTCTCATAGACAATCGTAAGAGTCGTTTGCCCTGACTCGCCTGCTTCGGTTATTGTGCAGGGTGCTGAAATCACGCCTTGAGGCTTTCCTGCTCCGTCTCCGTTCAAATAGCGCCTATCCGTATAAAAGGATATAGCCCCCGCAAACGCCTTGCCTACAACCTCTCCAAAGGGTATAGCTGAGTCCTCTTTTAGCTCGTCACTTGACTTGCAGAAACAGGCTAACTTTTTGGCAACCAGGCCTATTTTTTCAAAGCCGGGCTCTGTTTCAGTTTTGTCAACTGACTCTCCAGTCCACTCCTCAGTTACCGTCCCATAAACGCCTGCTGAGTGGTCATAGCCCCCATAAGCGGGGACATTCATCTGATTGCGTGCCATCGGATATATTGTGGCTCTTTTTCTAACAATCGAATCCTCAAGTCCCAAATCCCAAAGCTCTGCTCTGAACTGTTCCGGCACAAGATAACCAGGATCGCCGCTTTCTTCTAAAGTCTTGAGCCTGCTATCTGCCCTGCCAGAATGAACGCTTTCAAACCATTTCTCGAATGAGTCGTAACCGTCACTTGATAAGCCTTCGTCTTTCTTGTCAAAAATCTCCCGGTATGTCTTACCTCTAGCTGGTATTATGCTGAGATCAGACGTTACCCTTTCAGAGAAGGGCATTTTTTCTGCTGCCCTATTCTGGCCAAATTCCTTTCTTATCGAATCCCTAATCAGTATCGATAATTCTTTCTCGTTCACTACAAATCATCACCTTTAGTTTTCAATTCCTCAATTCGTGAACTCTCCAAAGGTGATAACCCTCTGAGCCATCGATTCGAGTGTCCGCTGTCGTCTGATTTCCTAACTAAAAAATCTCCAACGGTGCAGACTATTCGTTAATTTCAATCTTCCTGTAATACTTTTCAAAGAACAAAACTGCTTCTTAAATCTTTCCTAAAGCCATTTTGAAACCGTTAGCGATTGACTGATTGACGATTTTTCTTACTCCTGTCGATTCTGCTGCTTTCTTCTCAAAGGCTTCCATAGCTTCGTAGAGATTGTCGCCAGTCAAATTTTCCCGCATTGCCTTTTGAAAAAACTCCCCTAATTCCTTCTCTGTAGTTATTTTGTCCATTACCAACCATCTCCTCTTAAATTATTGCGCGGGCGGGGTGTATCAAGTCCCGCCCTGTTGCTGCTTTTAAGCTGCTAGTTCGGCAAGTGTCCAGAATAGCAGCTATGGCGATCAGCACCTCCAGGACGTCAAATCTGGACACTTTTTTTCAAATTATTGCTTTTTCTTATCTTCCAGCCAGGCAAAGGTAGTGCCAGCCTTACGAACCCGATCCCCTACTGTGCCTTTCGGATTTTCTAATTCGTGGATTCTAGCACCTAAATTGCCGATAATAGTATTCAAAAGCTCGCTGTTCATAATTACCCACTCTCCCTTATATCCTGGTCTATATTTCTCTATAAGGGTATCTATTCCTAGCCTTATTACCTTGCTGCGTGACAATTTTAGCTTTTTGGCAAACTTATCAAGGCTGTCCAGGTGATCCTTGCTGATTCTGAACAGTATCCTAGTGTCTTTTACCTCTTCTGACATATCTCACCGCCTCGCTTTCTTTGATTTTTTCTGCTACTACATTATTAGCAGGTTATTTGAAAAAGTCAATACCTCTGTCTATACTTTCTCATTTTAGCATATACCAATATCTCTGTCAAGTCAGCGTCTAGTCCAGGCACTCGGAGTATTCCATATCCGTTTATTTCTTTCTGCAGCAGTCTCAATTTTTTCTATTACCTTGACCTTTTTCTCTGGCTTCGAGGGAGCAGGAGGTGCGTTCATATCAACCACCCAGAACGAGTCAATATAGGTATCCTCAGAGGACACAACCCACACGCTTGACGCAACCGCATCAGCCAGATCAGCGTGACCTGCTGCTGATCTCTGATGTCCAATACTCAAGCTGTTATTTTTACCAAAGAACGCCTGGGTGTTCACCAAAGCCCGCTTCAAATCCGGGTTATCCGGCAAGCGCACCCTTCCTGCTATCATCAGGGACTTGAGATTAGTAAAAACCTCCGGGAGTCCTGGCCGGATCTCCACCTGCAAACCCAGTTTATTAAGTGCTTGACTCACCCAACCCTTAGCGTAGCGGTCAATAGATACCTTGTTGATACTGTAGGATTCGGCCAGCTTACCCACTCCTTTAAGTATAACATCAGAATCTTTTGTCTCCCAGGCCTCAATATGGTCAATCAGAACCTTATCCTCTTCCCGGTGAGAAATAGCAAGGGCAAAACGGTCACGGCCGCTTAATCCACTTTGGTCAATACCCAATGAATACTCAAAACTCTCGTTATAGGGTAACGTGCCAACTAATGTAAATGAATTTTCTAGCACCTCATAGCTAAAAAAGCTCTCGATTTTTTCGGCAAATTCTGCTCCGAACTCACGCCTTGCGTAGTCAACGTCCCTCTTATACTCTCGTTTTATAAACTCTTCTGGTATCTCAGGATTGATAATTCTGGTCTCTGCTTGCGCTGTGAAGCGTGAGGGGACGCTAAACCCTTCCTGAAAGAAATTCCAGAGTAACCCTTGCTTGGCTGCGCACGTGCTTATCAATACTACCTTAGCGTCAGGGAATTGCGCCATTCTGGGCCGGAGTGAATCATAAATCGTCTGGTCTGCTTTGACTCCTTCGGTATAGAAATGTCCGCACTCATCAAGAACAAAGCAAGCTATCGGTAAGCCCCTGCCTGCGGTGCTGTTGCAAGGTAAGCTGATAATTTTCATATTATTAGTCAATGTAAGCTCTGTTTGATATAGCTCCGTTGCCAGTCCTGATAAAGCCGGGCTATTCTCTATTAACCGGGAGCAATTAGCTTGAATGATCTGCTCAGCTTGCTTCTGACGTGTTGCTATAACTACGATATACCCAAACTCGCCTTTGGTAAGATACTGTTGCCACTTATTGCGAGTAGCTTCGTAAAGGGCTATGATACTGGCTAGGAAAGACTTACCACTCCTAGCCCCTAGCACCCATACCGCCTCTGTTTTATCCTGGCCAGCCTCGAATTCCCTCTTATTGCTGGTCAACTTGCGGTATATTCTAAGCTGCTTTCGGTCAAGAGGCAGTCCGTATAGCACCCTTAACAGAACTTCCTGGGCTGGTCTCTTATCGAAAGACAAGCCCAGAAAGCGTTTATCTGTAGCAAAGGTTATGATGTCAATATCTTGAAGGTCTTTGCCCGGTGCTGTTGCTGCCTTAACCCCTTTGCCTCTACCTTTCCTGTTAAGATTTGCTAAACTTCTAGCTCTCTTGTCAGGATTCTGGCTTCTGTAGCTCTCTTTGCTTCTGTAACCTGTGGTCATTTATATCAACTCCTTCGTTTTTAACTCACCTATACCAAATCAAAACTATCAAAATCAGAATTTTGTGCATGCACTTTCAGAAAGTTTTTAACTCACCTATACCAAATCAAAACATATCTTTTGCAAGCCCTTGCAAAACTCTTCCTGCTTGTTTGTGACGCACCTTCTCAAAGTCCCTGTATGAGCGTCTTTGTGTAGCAGAAAACTCCTACTTATTACCTAGCTTCTCCTCGAAGACATCAAGCGTTAATTTTATTTCTAGATAATTCTTTCGCAAACTAGCAATTAGAGTCACCATTGAGGCCAATTTTTCTCCTATTGCTTCGTTTTCTTGCCTAATTGCTGTCAAAAACGCCTTTACTTGCTTTCTCTCTTTGTCTATGATACTCTTTTCTTTGGGTGACATTAGTGTCTCCTGGGGGGCTTGACTTGCTGCTGACGTAGCACAAGCCCCTCTCTCTAGGTTAATGGTAGAAACTTGTCTATCCTAAAGGCTTCTTTGCAGATAGCCTCTATGTTTCCCTGGCCTTTCTCAGTTAGATTCTCTTCCCTGGTAGTCAACTGTGCTTTGTTTTGAATGGTCTCCAGGGCTTTCTTGACCTGTTCTATCTCATACTGACTGATAATAAAACCTTTACTGCTCTTCCCTTCTCCTACCATAGTTTTCTCTCCTTTCTGGTCTATATCTCTGTTTTATAGCTTTTTCTCCTTTCTGAAAAGTATTTGAGGCTCATAGAGGGGTCAAACAGGGCTTGCTTGCTTAAATATGAACTATCCTACCAACCCCTACCCGATAGCCCTTACTGTCAAAGGCTGGTATAGCCTGGGTTAAGATTTGACCTCTAGGTGATCCTCTGTTTTGCTTAAACTTAATTTCCTGCCCTCTCCACCAAAAACACAACCACCGCACAGATTCGCTTGTGGTCTCAGGCAATCCTTTAAGGCTCGGATAAGATCAGCTATTATATCATTACTAGCCCAGGTCTTTGTTGTTAGCTGCATAATCCAATCTAGCACCGCTGCGCTTGTGATACAACCCTCTAAATCTACCTCATACCAATCACCAGGGTTACGCTTGTGACCTTCTAAGAACAAGGTCAAGTTTGACTCAATAAACGTCCACTTTCCCCAGGTGTCACCACTCTTGACCTGGCTCTCTGCTAATACTTGTCTCAAAGTTCTAAAATTCTGCTTCATCTTTTCCTCTCCTTTCTCTCAAACCTGCTTCTGGCTTGAAAGGTCATATTGTAAGTTCCGATAATCATCATTATGTCAACCACCTCTAATCTCTCAAACTGGCTTCTGGCTTCAATATTTGTTTTCTTGTTAATAACAGTCCTCGTTTTATGTAACCCAAATTCCTATTTTTTCAACCAGACTACTCTACAAACGCAAGGGCTTTTTTTGTAGGTGTGCCATACACCCATATATATTTTATTTTCCTCTCTACCCTAGAACTGCCTTTACAAACTTAACTTTTCAAGCTCAGAAAGTAACTATAAAGTAGGGCAAAGTAGAGGAAAGTAGCCTCTGAGTCTTAGTCTTGGCTACTTTGACTTACTTTCTCCAAAACCCCCCCTACTTTGCCTTACTTTGACTAACTGTTTTTCTATGTAATATACTATATATAATGTTCTCATTATATTTTTAGTCCTTTTTCTAGTTTCAAGGGTAGTTTTATCAAATTATCCTTCTTGTCTTTGTATAGCAAACTTGTCTTGATAGCACTCCCTACTAGGTCTCTGGCTATTGTCTTACTACAATCAAGCTCCTTCGCTACTACGTCAATCAAAACTGTTTCAACTTGCTGGCCTTTGCATTTTCGCTCTAAGATTTCTACAACGTCTTGAGCGGTCAAACTTGCCAGGCTCATCTTGTTAGAGGGTAATTCCTCATAGAAGAGATTCGGATTTCTCAGGACTTGCACAGGCTCTATTTGTTCGGCTGTCTTGAACTTAAAACAAAACTTCTTTGCCTTCGGGTATCGTTGCAGGTTAGCCCTTATTATTACTATCTGAGCAGCAGCAGAGGCCAGCCAGAATCTTGAACCAAAAACAAAAGTCCAGACATTCTCAGGCGTGACTATGCTTCTTCCGGTCTGCGGATTGATTGCCTCTTTCCTCAGATGAGTCGTCAGGATAGGAAAGCAGCTATATTTTTGAGCTATTTCTGTCAAAGTCTTGACCGTCCCTCTGGCCAGGGTATCATCTGATAAGCTCTTCTGGCTAGATATGAAGTCAGCTAGAGGGTCAAATATCACAATGTCCGGCTTGTGGTCTTCCAGCCAGGCGTGCAACTCAATCTTGTCTTTCGGATTCAAGAAAAAGTTTATATTTATCGGCTCTACCAAAACAAAGTTTTCCTCAAGCTCCTTTTCTATGCTTCTTCCTAATAGCTTCTCCATCTCTTCCTGCTGCCTCTTGACCTTCGTTTGCATATCACCCCTTGAATTTTCTCCACAGAAATAAAGCACCTTGACCGGCTTCGGCACAGGAAAGCAGTCCAGGAAAGTCGTTCCTGTAATTGCTGATAGACTTAACTGTGAACAGAAAAGCGTCTTTCCCTCTCCGTCACTAGCGGCCAGGATCGTATATCTCTGAGGCACAAAAAGCCCCTTTTTGACCGGTGCGGGCAACTCCTTGACTTTTTCTTTTACCAACTGCCTGCCGGTTATGAAGATTCTCTCTGGCTTCTCTTCTATTTTTTCTGGTATATTGCTAGTAGGGGGGGCTTTCTCTAGGAGTTCCTTCTTGTTCTTTCGTTCCTTTATCTCTTCTTCCAGCTTCGTTATATTCTTTATTGTCTTTTCTCTTATTTCCTTCCAGTCCTCAGCTTCACCTGCCAGTATCAAAAACTTTTCCTCTGTGTTATCCTTGTCTTTGGCCTTCCATTCTGAAAAATCCTTAGCTCCTGGCAACCTCAAGACATTGAT